CTTGGCGTTCCAGTAGTAGAGCACCCCGCCACGGTAGCCGTAGATCAGGTCTTCGCCGAAGTTGTTTTGATACCAGAGACGGATGCCCGTCGTGGATGTAACGCCAAACCCCCACGTACCCGAGCCCCACGACCCAGCGCCCCAGCCGGTAAAGGGCGTCACGTTTGCGTTTCCAACCGGGATTTCATAAACAGCGTAAACCCCGGTCCCACCGCCGCCCGTATCGTACGCCGTGGCTGCGACCGGAGAAGTGATGGTGTAGATGTTGGCGTTGGTGACGGTGACTTGGAAGTTCTGGTTCAGGACTTCTGCCGTGATACCTTGATTGACCTCCAACTCAAAGGTGCCAGAGCCAGCGGTAGTCGTCGTAATAGCCGCGCCATCAGCTACGTTGGCAAACTGCACTGTGGTGCCTGCCACCACACGGATGTAATAGACCACACCGGCGGTCAAGCCAGTCGGCAAAGCGCCCCCAGCAGAGACCGACAGAATCACTGGAGTGTTGACAGCCAGCGCCGTGGTCAGAATGAAGTCGGTAGCCGTCGAGCGAGTAAACGTCTGGTAGCTAAGCGCCCGAGCGCCGGAGAACGTGACAAAGTCGCCCGTGGTGCAGCCGTGTGCGTTGTCCGTGACGGTGATGGTCGTCGAGCCTGTGGTGGCGACAAACGGATTGCTGAGCGCCCCAGAGTTGGCACGCATAGGCGTGATGTCGTCGTAGCCTCCGCCCTGCTCGATGTAGAACTTGAGGTTGGTACCCACGCCAGTAACAACCGACGGCGCAGTGATAGTTCCCCATGTCCAGAGCGACCGGCAAACGCCTTGAAAGGTATACGCGGAAATTTGCTCCCAGCCGCCAATCTTCTCCGGGGTGCCTTGACGGAACCGTACCTTGTCGCACGAGTACCAACCACCCTCGTTTGTGTAACGGGTGTTCTCTTGGTTTACACCGGGCTTGAGAAGAATTTTTTGGAGCGGCATGGGTGCGTCCTTACGCCTCAGACTCGGTCATCTTGGCGGCAGTGACTTGGACCTCTTGGACCCGGCGACCCCACCCCTTACCAAAGGTGTTCCAAGTTGAGAGGGACCGCAGAAACTCCAAGCGGGTTTGCTGGTATTTTTCCACAATATCGTCCGCAGGCATAGCCGCCACCTTGCCCAGCGTTCCGGGGCCAATAGCCCCGTCTGGAGTCGCTCCCACAGTTTGCTGTAGCCACTTAGCCGCCCGGCCCGGACCAGAGTTAATGGCGGCATCAAACACGATGTAGTCCACCCCGGCAGGAAGATCGTCGCCCTTGATCTTGTCCCAGTACTTGGCCTTGTACATGGGTCCGACAATCTCAGGGGTCAGCGCCCGCATGGTCTTTTCGTCTACCTCGTGGCCGACCCATTCTTCCCAGACGCGCTTGGTGACGCCCAGATTGGTCATGCCGCCGGGGTCAGCCGGGTGATTTACATAACCACCCTCGTGGTGGAGGATGGCTTCAAGAGCGGAGTCGAAGTTTTCTTTCATTTGATTGCTGGTGCCTTAGAGAGAAGGTCGGTCTTGGCTTGGGAGCCTGCGCTGGAACCGAAATAGTAGGCGATGATGCCCGTCCACGCGGTGCCAAGGGAGCCCAACATCATCAGGATAGCGGGGTTGTTGGAGTCCACCTTGCCCAGCAGCATCATCACCATGATGCCGAAGAACCCGACGGTGACAATTGCAGCCAGTGCCGGGGGCACGATAGACCGGGTTGTGGCCTGCATCTCCCGAGCGGATTTGCGGTCTTCTACCGACAGCTTTTCAAAGTTCAAGCCTAGCTCTTGCGCCTGCTTTTGAAGTTCAATTTCAGCTATCTTGACCTGTGCAATCTGCTCGGCGGTCAGTTTGTTGTTGGAGATCATGTCTCCAACCTTCTCGGGCTCCACGCCGATGGCCTTGGAGATTGCAGAGACGGCCATACCGGCCAAGGGGCCACCCATCGCGGTGGCGATAGTGGGGGCGATCTGTTTAAGCCATTCCATTACTGTTTGCTCCTTGAAAGCATAGTTGCTGCGATCTGCAAAAGAACACGGTACGCATCCACATCCGGGGGCTCCTCTTTCCAACCCACGGTGATCTGCCCCACGAACTTGCCCTGCTCAGGCGGGACGCTGACTCGGCAGCCGTAGGTCACGCCCTTTTCGATATACCACAGCCCGATCTCAGACTGCGCCGTCTTGTACTGGCTGCACGGAATCTCACTTGCCATCAGCGCCACGACATCCCTGTTGTTTGCGGCGTTGGCAGTAAAGAGGCCGACATCTAACCCCTCGTGGGTCTTGTCCCTGCCGTCCTTGGTGTACGCCCTATGCAGCACACGAGTGCCAAACAAGGGATTGACTTTGAAGATGGCAACCACCGCAGCGTCAGTGTTTTTGAACAGATGCGCCGCCACGTCCTCCACCCTGTCTTCGGCAATCGTGGGCAGCTTTTTTTGTTCCTTGTAGGCCCCGATCAAAAACTCTTGGTTCTGCCAGACAAAGTACCCCACGAATGCGAAGACGGCCATCAGCACGATGGCAAACAATTTAAACGGCGAGTCCACATACCCGAGGACTTTGTCGATCAGGCTATTGTGGTTAATCTTCTCGTCGCTCATACCTGCATGATGATGTAAACGAAGCCAATGAGGAAAGCAACAAACCCAACGGTGATGCAGGTGTACAGGACAAACATCGCCTGCTCTTGCCTACGCTTTAGCTTCGCCGCCTTCTCCTCTGCTTCTCTCTTCTTCCTAGCCCTTTGAATCTCCATGTGTTTCTGGAGAAAAAGCGTCCAGAGTTCCGGGTATCCGCCATAGACTAACTGGTGCTTCAAATGCTCCATGTCCTCACGCAGCTTGTTTTGCTGCATGACGATCTCCATCGCCTGCGCCGCATCGGACTTCCCTGCGTTGGCATCGTTCGCTGCCTTGTTGACGATGTCGGCTGACTCAAAAAGCTGCGAGAACTCCTTAATACACCCGGTAATATCTTTGCCGAGCTTAAGCGCTTTTTGAATACCCGCCACCGCAGCTTGCGCAGTGGCAAATGCGGTGATTGGATCGATCATTTTGGCGCACGCTTTACTCGTAGAAGATGTTGATGGAGCCAGCGTCGAAGGTGTCGGTGCCGTTCACGGTGGTGATGCGCACTCGGTCAAGCGTAGAGATGCTTCCGTCCCCGCCACCCATAACAACCAAGTTGGTTGTACTTTTTGCCGAGTGCGACGAAACCCATGTAGAACCGCTTAGGTTCGTTAGAGTAATGATTCCAGAATGCGTGTAGGAGGCTAGATTGGACCAAAAAATAAACCCCGAAGTGCTAGACGCCCCAGAGGTAGTGTTTGACTGAGTAATGTGAGTTGAAGTCGAGATGTACCCTGAACTCACAATACCGCCGCTGTTGCCGCCTTGAATCAAAATCGCGGAAGTTCCACTTGTACTGACTCCGTTAAACATCACGGTAATGCGCTTCACCCACGATGGGATGCCGGTGAAGTCGATGCTGGTGCCAGAGGTGCTGGCCTGAGCAGTGCCAGACGTGATCGTGCTGCCGGAAGGAGCAGTCCAGATAGCCCCACTCAGCGTTTTGTTGGTCAGCGTTTGAGTGTCCGTGGTACCGACCACAGCACCGGCAGGGTTGCCAACACCGCCAGCGGGGAACGTAACGCCAGCCGATCCAGAAACTGTAATAGTCATAGCGTTTACTCGTAGAGGATGTTGATGGAGCCAGCGTCGAAGGTGTCGGTGCTAGTCGTGGTAATCCGAACGCGATCAATCGTTCCAGAAAGCGTGACCGACCCAGCAGTGGTTGCAAACGCGGCATCGGCGCGTCCAAAAGCTCCTGTTGCCGCCCAGATATTGCTGCCCAAAGTGCTTACCTGAAGTGCGCCGTTCATAGACGCGCCGGCGTTGCCCGTCGAAATAATGAACCCCGCCGTGGAGTTGGTTACCGTGGGAGTCTGGTTAATGGTGCTGCCCACGTAGCCTGTATTTTGCACCGACCCTGCCCCCAACTGAACGAGGATGTTGGCGGTGCTGCTAAGGCTTACTCCGCTAAACAAAACCGTCACCCGCTTGACCCACGATGGGATGCCGGTGAAGTCGATGCTGGTGCCAGAGGTGCTGGCCTGTGAAACACCGCTCACCAACTGGGAGCCCGTGCCCGGCACAGTCTCGGTGGGATACCACGTCGTGTTCGACAGCCGGTACACATACGCAGCCGCCGTTTTGGCCGGGAGGAACGTCACAGCGCTAGAGATGCTCTGCCCCGTGTTGCCTTGAAGCGTGAGCGCCGTGATCTGCTGGCTGGAGCTAAACGTGATCATCATCCCGTCAGCAGG